CACAAATACTTTATAGGTCCCGTGATGAACCCCCGACTTCGCTTCCACCTCGGTGAAACCTGCCTTAAAATATAAATCTGCCAATTCTTTCGCATCATTTAAAGCATTTGGACTAAAAAAATCATAATCTGGGATTTCAATGTCCTTATCATAAAATTGTTCTTGTTTGGGAAGTATATTATTAATGGCTGTTCCTCCGTAGCAAATAAGACTTTTTTTTTTGATAAAGTTTTCAACAATAGTTAAAATTTTTGTAATATCTGGAGAATTGATTGCTTTTTTACGAACCATATGTTCGGCTTTATCTACAGCTGAACGTAAAATGACTAATTCACAATCTTCAAATGACATATTTTTATCGCATAATTTATTCATATTTTCCTAGATATATTATCTAACATACATAGAGATAATATATTTATACATTTCCCCACCCCATAAAATTCTTAATCCAGATCCCTAAATTTTAAATTTATAATTTTTAGTGCTAACGGATCGAGGTTGATAACTAACCGCCGGATTTTGTGGTTTTGGGGGAGAAACAGTTACTGGTATATCACGTAGTTTTTCTGGTTTTAATACAAACGCGCAACCAGCATCATTAAAAAATTTATCGCTTTCTTTTAAATTAACATCATCATGTTGAAAACGCATCGCAATCATTTGACAACCAGTTAATCTTGCCGCGGCACCACTTGGATTTGACGGATTCGATCCTTTATCTGGCATAGCAATCGTCATATTTCTTCTATTGAAATTCTGTAATTCGGTAATATCAGGAGTGTTTTTAATATCATAATTTCTAAGAGCGCGCATAAATACCGAATTACTCAATATATTTACATATTCGTACAAGTCACGATTATCCATAAACGCCTTGTTACTGTTATCAATAATTAATATAACTTTCTTAGATAAATCAAGTAATTTGGTATTTCCAAAATTAGTTTGTCCATTTTCATAGCTTGTCCCAGGTCCCATAAAATATTGGTCGTAACTATCAAATATTTTCGCTAAATTTTGGAACATTTTTTGATTACTACTTTTAATTCTTAAATGAATTAAGATGGGATCTTTTGGATTAGGCGCACCAGTATCAGAAAAACCATAATTTATAATGATTTTCATAGCATCGGCAAAAGGAACACTATTGTATGTTTCCTTAATATAATAACTATCATTTGTTGAAGTCGCAATCACTGGTTGATCATTAATTGAATATATTTCAAAATCAAGACCCCTACAACCCTGTTTAAGAACATTTGTTAAATTACAGGTATTTACATAATCATTCTTGTACGAACCACCACTACAACAATTATATGCGGTTTTAATATAATAATCTTTCAATGTATATTTTGAATTCGAATTTGCTGAATTGACCGACTGTATTTTGCCATTGATAGTACCATATTTATTATTCATATAATTACATTCACTAACCATTAAATTTTTAATGTATATATAATAAATAATAAATGAAATGGCGAGTGTTACCATTGCGGTCCAGAAAATATATGGCATAATATCTTCTTGGTCGAATAGTTTTTTGAAATTGTTTTTTAATGTTTTTATATTATCACTATTCATGTTTTAGTAGTATCTATTATATAATAATAAAAGTATTTTAAAAATTAAAATAATAAAGTAATAAATATAATTAAAAAATTAATAAAAATATTTAAAATCAGTTAAATATAAATTTATTAGTATTATATAATAGTAGATAAATGAGTGGAGGATTAATACAATTAGTTTCAGCAAGTAATCAAGATATAATTTTAACAGGAAATCCAAGTAAAACATTTTTTAAATCGACATATCATAAATATACTAATTTTTCATTACAAAAATTTAGGCTTGATTTTGAAGGAGCCAAGACTTTGCGTTTATCAGAAGAATCTAATTTTACATTTAAAGTAAAGCGTTATGCTGATCTTTTAATGGATTGTTATTTGAGTGTAGATTTGCCTAATATATGGAGTCCTATATTTCCGCCAAATACCGACGCCGCCAGTACAGAAAATAATAGTGGCGCGTGGATTCCATATGAATTCAAGTGGATTGAAAATATTGGAGCTCAAATGATATCGCGAATTACCATTACTTGTGGAAATCAAACATTACAAGAATATTCGGGCGCTTACATACTGGCAATGGCGCAGCGCGATTTTTCCGCGGAAAAGAAGGCGCTTTTCGATAAGATGACCGGTAATGTTCCTGAATTGAATAATCCGGCAAATTCGGGTAGTCGTGTGAATTCATATCCAAACGCATATTATACCACAAATCCAGCAGGGGCTGAACCATCAATTCGTGGTAGAACATTATATATTCCATTAAATTCCTGGTTTACTATGAAAAGTCAAATGGCATTCCCTTTAGTGGCTTTACAATACAATGAATTACAAATAAATGTTACAATGAGACCAATACAAGAATTGTTTCAAATACGTGACGTCATGGATAGCGAAAATAATTATCCATATGTAGCACCAAATTTTAATTTATATTATATGCAGTTTTACCGTTTTTTACAGACACCACCAGATATTTCTCTAGGAGTAAGTTCATATACTGACACCAGAACATTATGGAATGCCGATGTTCATTTGAATTGTACGTATTGTTTTTTATCAAACGCTGAATCGCGTATATTTGCTTTAAATGAACAAAAGTATTTATTCCGGCAAGTCCGAGAAAATATTTTCTACAATGTGACCGGGTCGAATAAAATACAACTGGATTCGATCGGTATGATTTCGAATTATACATTTTATATGCAGAGAAGTGATGCGAATTTACGTAATGAATGGAGTAATTATACTAACTGGCCTTATAATTATTTGCCTTATGATTTAATACCAGCATCAACAAGTGGAGATTTACAAATTACCAGGACAAACCCCGACGGTACAACCACAGTTGTATATATTGGTCCTGGTGTAAATGCGGATGGTAAATTAACAGGATGGTTATTGACTGGAAATTATAATTTAGAAAATGAAAAAAATATATTAATATCTATGGCGCTATTATTGGATGGATCATATCGTGAGAACGCACAGCCTGTAGGGGTATATAATTATATAGAAAAATACACACGAACAGCAGGTAACGCGCCAGATGGTTTATATGTTTATAATTTTTGTATGAATACATCGCCATTTGATTTACAACCGTCAGGTGCGATAAATATGAGTCGTTTTACAACCATTGAATTTGAGTTAAATACGATTGTGCCATCACTTGACCCGTATGCCCAGTCACTTACCATATGTGATCCTGAATCGGGACAAATTATTGGTATAAATAAACCAACATGGAGAATTTATGATTATAATTTCAATTTGGTTGTGTTTGAGGAACGAATCAACATGGTGACTTTTGTTGGTGGAAACTGCGGATTAATGTATGCTACTTAATAAAAATAAACATTTCTATAAAAAGAATACAAATACAAAATAAATAATATAAAAAGATTTTACTAATTATATTATTCAATACGATATAAAATGACAACAATTGAATTAAATAATGATGACATTTTATTGAAAGATCCAAATACAAATTTATATGTGTGTTCTACATGTAGTTATTATACACCTTTGAAAAATAGTTATATTAAACATTTAAAAACGGATAAACACAAATTAAATATGAGTCCTTTGAAATGTGATCATTGTAATAATTTGTTTTATACAAAAATCTCATTTAATAATCATGTGAAATCTTGTTTAATTCAAGATATAGATGTAGATGTTGTTGATGATGATGAATCAGATGAAACGATTTGTGATAATGACGAATTGGTTGAGTATGATGAAGACGAGGATTTGGGTTTATTATTAGAAAAATTTGGAAATCAATATGATAGGTTGATGATTAAATATATATTACTATTTTTTTTAAAAATAAAAGAAAATATGTCACCAGTGAATGTTTTACTCATTTTTGTATTTTTTATGTGGATGCGTTAAAAGCATATGCTCCATCATCCACAAATTCGCCACTAAATGTGGTTCTTACGGGATATTTCATCATAAATGTTAAATCCCCAGACGGATAATATTTTTCTTTAAAAATATTTTCTTCTAAATCAAAATCTGATTTCCAAGTGT